TATCAAAAAAATAGATATAGAAACCAAACAACAGTTAAAAAATCCGGATGATTATGCATTTTACCGTATCAATCCGATTGATAATGTCCAGAATCTATCAGAGGGTTATCTTGAAACGCTCAAGGGATTAAGTGCACGGCTCAGAAAACGGTTTTTAGAAGGTGAATTTGCAGACGAGACACCTAATGCCCTATTCACGGATGAGATTATCGACACCTGGCGCGTTCTTGATGGCGATGTGCCTCAGTTAATTAGAGTGGTAGTGGCGGTCGATCCAAGCGGATCAGGCGATGTCGATAACGCGGATAATGATGCTATTGGTATTGTGGTTGCCGGGCTTGGGATTGATGGCAACTGTTACGTGTTGGAAGATTGCACGGTTAAGTGTGGCCCTGCTACCTGGGGCAAAGTAGCCACCGATGCTTACGACCGACATGAGGCTAATATGATTGTTGGCGAGATCAACTATGGCGGCGCGATGGTCAAGCATGTCATACAGACAGCACGGCCACGCACGCCCTATTCAACCGTCACAGCAACCCGTGGAAAAGCTGTCAGAGCCGAACCGATAAGCGCACTCTACGAACAGGGAAAAATTAGGCATGTTGGCAACTTCCCAGACTTGGAGGAGGAGTTAACCTCATTCAGTACATTGGGATACTTAGGGGAAAACAGCCCAAATAGAGCCGACGCTATGATATGGGCCGTTTCCGCGCTATTTCCTGGCATAGTCAAGCCAAAATCCGAAGGTAAGCCCAAGACACAAATTCACATCCCACAAGGCGTGGGCGCGTGGATGAGTTAATATTGTGTGTATTTTTAAATGGGTATAGAGATTGAAAGCGACATGACAATAAAAGTAGATTTATTTAAACAATTTAACATTGAAAATGGCTTAGAAGTTACGCGCTTACAGGTACAGCATAATTTAAAAGTTGTTATATATGATTTTTATGAAGATAAGATTACTTTTGATGAATTAAATAAGGCTTTTATAGATATTATTGAAAGGCTAAAAGAATAAAACAAGCCTAAAACACAAATTCACATCACACAAGGGGCCGCGCGTGGATGAGTTAATAAAACTAAATATTATATTTGGTCATGTTGATTTTAAAATTCGGTATTTTGTTTATGGTGATGATATTAAAAGCATTTGCAAAAAAACAACATACAACAGAAATAATGAAATTGTGAAAATAGAAGAAAGCGAAGGAATAGTCCTAAAAAATGGAGCAGAAATGATGCCGCTATTCAAATAATTAACTTTCAGTAAAGTGTCCGAACATGCGGAAAAATTACAGTGTCACGCAGCAGCGAGAACCCAATGAAAAACGAAACCGACAAAAAGCTGATTGAGATAGCCCACAAGCGTTTCAAACAGGCTACAGACGTTGAAAACGACGAAAACATCTTGCGGGTTGAGGATAAGAAATTCGTGCGCCTGGGCGAGCAATGGCCTGAAGAAGTCAAACGGGATAGAAACCACCCAGGATCCGAGCGGCCAATGCTCACGATTAACCGTCTGCTTCAGTTCAGGAACCAGATAGCTAACGAGATAAGGGAGAATACGCCCACGGTCAAGGTAAGGCCAGCGGATGACGATTCCGACATTAAGACCGCAGACATCTTTAACGGCTATCTAAGGCACGTCCAGGAAGCCTCTAACGCAGATCAATGCTTTGAGACTGCCGCAGATAACCAGATAGATACGGGGCTAGGCTATTTTCGGCTTATAACCGACTATGCCGCGCCAGATTCATTCGATCAGGATATAAAATTCCAGCGGGTTGTAGATAGCGCGTCAGTAGCCATAGACCCAAGCAGCACCGAACCGGATGGAAGCGATGCAGAATGGGGCTTTGTCTTTGAAGATGTGCTGGTCGATGACTTTAAGGAACGCTGGCCCAATGTTGATGTAACAGGATGGAGTGAACCGGATGAAGCGGGATGGCACAAACAGGACGCTGTTAGGGTAGCTGATTATTATTATCTTGAATCAAAGCCGCGTACGTTTTGCCAGTTACAGGACGGATCAACCGGCTGGAAGGATGAAATAAGCGAGGAAGGTCATCAGTATATTGTCAAAGATCGAGAGTCAACTGAGAAAATCTGCAAGTGTATAAAGCTAGGTGGAGATCAGGTTTTAGAAAAGTCAGAGCTTAAAACTGAATGGATCCCAATTATTCCTGTATTGGGCTTGGAAACATGGGTCGAAGGTAAAAGGCACCTTCAAGGCTTAACAAGGCCCGCTAAAGACTCACAACGGCTATATAACTACATGGAGTCGGCTAATGCGGAAACCCTGGCACTGGCCCCAAAATCCCCTTATATCGCTGCCGAAGGCCAGCTTGACGGCTATGAACTGGAATGGCAAGTAGCGAACAAGATCAATGTGTCAGTTCTGACTTATAACCCGGTTTCGATTGATGGCACGATGGCACCGCAGCCGCGCCGGGAACCGCCGCCACAAGTCAATACCGGCTTTGAGTCAACGGCCAATAGAACCGCTGAAAACATTAAGGCCGTTATGGGCATTTATGATGCTTCCCTGGGAAACCGAGAGGGCGACCAGTCGGGCCGTGCCATAAACTCACAAATGAAGCAAGCCAGCACAAGCAATTTTCACTTCCAGGCTAATCTAGCGCGTTCAGTTAAGCACGCAGGCCGCATTATAATATCACTCATTCCGTCCATACTGGACACCGCCCGCGTTATTCGCATATTGGGAGAGGATGGCGAGGCCAAGACGGTCAAGATTGATCCGCAAGCGCCTGAAGCTTACAACGAGATTCAGAATCAGGATGGCTCAACGACCGTTGTTTATAATTTGACCAAGGGAAAATATGACGTGGTTGCTGATATTGGGCCGTCATTCGCCACCAAGCGGACGGAAGCAGTCGAGGCCCAACTGCAAATGTGCCAAACCGATCCCACATTGATGCAGATTGCCGGGGATATTATCGTGGGCAATATGGACTGGCCAGGGGCGCAAGAGATAGCCAAGCGCAAAAAAGCCATGCTCCCTCCGCAGATACAGCAGATTATTCAAGCCGATGATGAGGAAGGCAAGCCCAAGATTGACCCGCAGATAGAGCAGCAAATGAACACAATGGCAGACCAGATGCAGCACTTAAGCCAGGAACTTCAAGCGGCCCATGACCAGATCAACAGCGAGGAAGAAAAGCTTGAGATCGACCGTTTTAACGCTCAAACGAAGCGCCTGGAAGTTGATCATAAGATTGCCATGGAAAGCACCGGGCTATTTCATAAAATCGCCATGGATCAGGTAGCACAAACGCTATCAGAGCCAAACGACGGGGAAGCTGAAGACCCGGATAAGGGCAGCGAAGCCAGCGAGAAACCCGCGCAACAACAACCGCAACAACCGCAGCCACAAGCCGCGCAACCCAGTGAACCGATGGAGTAAACAATGAACGCACAAGACGAGGCTTTCTCAAGCCAACCGATGGAATTACCAAAATATTTGCAAGAAGCGTTATATCAATACTCTAAGGAAGTCCTTGCTGATAGAGAGTTTTTTAACTTACAGATTAAATTCAAAAGACATGGCAATTATTATAATACGCACAAACTAGCTGATATTGTAATATCAGACGAAGTAACATCAACCTCTATAGGGCATTAACCTATAAATGCAACCCGCGTAACCCAGTATACCTATGGAGTAAACCATGAGCGCACAAGACGAGGCTTTCTTAAGCCAACCGCAACCCGAACCCGAACAACCTGTAGCCGAAGAACCAGAAGCCACAGCCCCACCAGAGGACGAAACCAATGAACCGGAAGCACCGGAGCCAAAAGAGGAAACAGAACAGGAAAAATACTCTAAGCGTGTACAAAAGCGTATAGACAAAGAAGTCTATGAAAAGAATGAGCTTAAGCGCAGGATTGAAGCCCTTGAAGCGCAGCTAACCGCGCCCAAACAGATTAAAACACTTCCTAACGGCGCACCTGACCCGGAACAATTTGCAGCCGGCCGTTATGATCCTGATTACCTGGAAGCCCTAACCGACTTCAAAGTGCAACAAGCCCTTGACAATCAAAGAAAAAGTAGTAATGTAGCGGAAAGAGAAAAGGTGGTGCAAAAGTTGATTACAGAATCAATAGCCGCTCATCCTGACTACGAGGAAGTCACCCAAGATTTTACCGCGCACCCCCTCGCACAAGTGACCGAATTTACCGGCCTAATCATGGAATCCGATAACCCGGTAGAGCTAGCTTATTATCTGGGCAAAAATACCCAAGAACTTGATAATCTGGCAGAAATGACACTCGCACAAGCGACCCGCTACCTTGGAAAGCTTGAAGCGCAAATTGAACACCCTAAGCCCACGTCAGAACCGCCAAAAAAGACGGTATCCAGCGCACCCGCTCCACTTACGCCTATTAAGGTCGCCTCTGTAACAAAACCCAATGACCCTGAAACTATGCCAATGAAAGAATATGAGGCATGGAGTAAAAAACAAATGGCTAGTTAAGTCAGGTTATATTCCTTTAACTAAGCCTGGATTTAACTAAAAGTACCCGCAGACGCGGGCTTACCTAAGATAAGGTGTAATTATGAGTAATACCACGCTCACCCCCTCGATCATAACGAAAGAGGCGCTGGTCATACTTAAAAACTCGTTAGTGATGGCTAAAAACGTCACGCGAGAATATGACAGCAGATTCGCTGTGTCAGGCGCTAAAATTGGCGCTACAGCAAACTTACGAAAACCCCCACGCTATTTAGGCAGGGAAGGCGAAGCGTTACAGGTTGAAGGGGCAAACGAAAGCTTTGTACCGTTGACCATTAACCGCTTGTCCGGGGTTGACATAACCTTTTCAACCACTGATTTAACCTTGAATGTTAATGATTTTCGCGAGCAGTTTTTACGGCCCGCGATGGTGTCATTAGCCAACAAAGTCGATTCAGGCTTAACCGACCTCTACAAAGATATTAATCGCTTTGTCAATGCCGGTGCAAGTGCTTCAAGTTATGGTACATCCGGTTATTTGAATGATGGCACGCATAATACGATTGCCGCCGTACAAAGCCAGATTCTAACCGCTGGCGCGATCCTCTCTGAAAATGGCGCTCCACTTGATAGACGGGCTATTGTCCTTGATCCTATGTCTCAAGTGTCTGTGTTAACGCCTATGACCGCTTTATTTAATCCAGCTTCAAAAGTTGGCGGATTGTTTGAGTCTGGTGTAATGGGCAATGGTGTCTTGGGCTTTGATTTTGCGATGGATCAGAACATAAAGAGCTTTACGCCATTAGCAGCGGGTACTTGGACAGCTTTAGCAGCGGTTCCTGTGTCCGGTGATGCAACATTGACAACGACCGCCACAGGAACGTCAAACCTTCCAAAAGGCACGGTGTTTTCAATTGCGGGCGTATATGCGATCAATCCGCAAAGCCGCTTGTCGACTGGTCGATTGATGCAATTTGTAGTTACCTCAGATACAACGTTAGCGGCTACATCAGGAAACGTGATTCCTTTCTACCCGCCTTACATTCCCACTAATGCCACGGGAACCACGGCGCAAAACGCAACTTGCACAGGAATACCGACCTCAACAGCGGTCATTACCATGTATACAGGAGCAGTTGGAGCATCGGGTCAAAGTCAAAACCTCGCTTTCCAAAAAGGCGCGTTTGCATTGGCTACAGTGGATCAAGAGCTACCTGGCGGCGTACATTTTGCAGCTCGTGAAAATTACGAAGGGTTTTCAATCCGAATTGTCAGACAATATGACATCAATTCAAATCAGATCCCTTGTAGAATTGAGTGCCTATGGGGTTGCAAGACAATTTATCCAGAATTAGCTGTTAGGCTGGGAGGTTAACATGCCATCAATATCTCATTTTAATAACATTACCGACCAGCTTCCTATCACGATACTGGCTTCTGCTTCTTATCAAATTAACGGTGGTACGGCGATAGCGGACGAGGGGACTATCTCTGATACCGTGACCGCTACCGGCGTTAAGACCACTGACTTACATTTGGCGATAGCCCCACGGGATGCCGTTGTGCTTCCTAATGGGTTGCAGTTGTTAAGTCTGGTCTGTGCGGCGAATGATGCGGTTGTCATCACATGGTACAACGCCTCAAACGCTATTATCACACCACCGGCGGCGGGCGTTTGGTCGCTGGCTATTTTGGGCAATTACTTGAGAAATTAGGAATAGGAATGGATAAGACAAAAACTAAAAAACCACCCACTAAACCGGGTAAAAAAGGCTGTTAAGTTCCATGCACAATCGACACCAACCAGATCATCAACCAAACACCCAATTTGAGGAACATATACTTATGAAAATTGAAGAGCTTTTAAAAATAAACGTCTCGATTAAAGATCAGTTAAACAAAGCAGAAAAGGAAATTGTCACCAAGGTTGATGATTTGCAAGCCAAGATTGATAAACTGGTTGCTAATGCTGCTAATGCAGACTTGCCGGAGGATGTTGTGCAGTCTATTACTGACTTACAAGCTTCTGCTAAAGCGTTAGATGATTTGACTCCTGATGTAACACCTACACCTCCGATTGTTTAATTAATTCGGTTAATTAATTAATTAGGTTAAACAGGGGATAAGACGATTAATTTATCCCCTGACATTTCGACAGGTGAACTATGAGTTTTATCGTCAATACCGGCTTCAAACAAACCACTGTCTATGACATAGTTATGGGCGCGTTGCGGCTGCTTCAGGTCGCCTCCCCTGATGTGACTATTGGAGATGACGAGGCAAATGATGCGTTAAGCGCGTTAAATCAGATGGTAGATAGCTTCAGCAATGAATCCTTGATCCTGCACCACATTACCCAAGAAACTTTTGCTCTAACCCCAAATCTCCCTGTCCATCGTATCGGATTTGGCGGAGATTTTAACACCGAAAGGCCGCTATCCATCGAGGCGGCAACAATTTCCGTTAGCGGTACTGACTGGCCTATCAGGCTATTTCAGTTTGATGATTGGTCGGCGATCCGTCTCAAAACGCTTAACTCGAACTATACCCAATACCTTTACTATGAGGAGGAGTACCCTCTTGGGAAAGTGCATCTTTATCCGATAGCCCCAACTGCTAATTTAATTACTCTTTACTCTAAAAAACCATTAACCGGTTTTAGTTCATTGCAATCTCAAATTATATTGCCCCCAGGCTATGAAAGAATGCTCAAGTACAACCTCGCTTGCGAGATTGCGGCAGAGTACCAGACAAAATCGGGCGATGATGTTTCCAAGATTGCTATGCAGGCTAAAGCTGCTATCAAGCGCACAAATAAGCGCCCGTTAACTGCTCAGGTTGACCCTGCACTCTTGGGGCCGCAGGGCGGAAACAGATTTAATATTTACAAGGGTAATTAAGTGCGCGGATTAATGGAGTGGTTATATAACCTACCGCCTAAACAAGCGGAAGATTATGATCTGGCTGGTTATATAGCAAAGTATGGCGTACCAGACCAGTCTAAGGGCCAGCACTTAACAGACGAATTTAAAATGCCTAATCACATGACATTTTCTGACGAGTCCATGTATTCAAACCCGACTACGCAAGGCGGTCATTGGGATCAGGGCGGTCAAAATTTATACTCGTTTACGCCATCTCAATATAATCTTGAAAATACACCCGCTACAAAATTAATTGATTATTTTAAGAATGTCGAACAGCCAGGAACCTACTTAAATATGGGTAAAAAGATGATAGGGAATGACACTTATAAAGATAGAGAACAGCAGCGGCTTTTAAGTCAGTTAAAAAGAATGTTAACGCCGAGATAGCATAATGCAAAAGTACACAAATTCAGTCCAGAATCTAGCCGGTGATGCAATCAAAGGCGCGACCGTCACAGTAACTACGCTATCAGGTGCAGCGGTCACAACCTACAGCGACGAGGGCATAACGCCATTAACGTCGATCAGTTCAGACGATCATGGCCTGTTTAGTTTCTATGTTGCCAATGGCGCGTATAACATCGCTGTTAGCGGAACTGGAATAAGCCCTTATCACATTAATGACTGCACGATATTTGATCCTAAAGACGCGCTATTTTCGCTGGTTGAAACGGTTGATGGTGTCCGTGATTTAAACAAGCAGCTCGTGTCTTATGTCACTACGAAAGGCTATTGGGCCAAGGGTGACGGTGGGGAGGGTGATTATTGGTACGATTCAACCGACACGACCAGCGCAGATGATGGTGGGTCAATCATCGTAGCAACTGATAACGGTCGCTGGAAATTAATGGTTTATGGTTTGCTTAACGTAAGGCAATTTGGCGCTAAAGGCGATATTAATACCGACGATACTGCCTCGATACAAGCGGCTTGTAATGTTGCGGAAACAACGGTCAGAAAGGTATTTATACCTCGTGGAAAATACCTTATCACTCAAATTGTGATTCCTACGGGTGTTGAGTTTTATGGTTCGGGGTCGGGTGGCTATGGCAGTGTAACTACAGAATACCCCTATGACACGTCAACACTCATGCAGAAGTATGGCTTTAGCGACGATGCCATTATCTTCAGAGGGCCGTTACAAAGCTCATTCTACCGGCTGTTTTTTGTCAATTTACACGATTTTTGCTTGTTAAAGAATTGCAATCCAGCCGATACCATTGGTAATGGCATTTCATTCAGGCAGGAAGGACAGGATAGAACACTAGATTCCAGCCATTGTCTGGTTAATGGTATTTGTGAAATTAACCGTGTACTGGTCAGGGCTTTTCCTGAGAATGGCATTTATAGCCGTCAGGGCTGTGCGCCTGCTTACTTTCATAACCTTGATTTTATATTCAATGGCGGTTATGGAATCCGCTTTGATGGGTTAAATTACAGCCGAGGCGTTGTGCTTACCAATATTGCCGGGGATGGTAATAAGGGCGGCGCGGTTATTTATCTAAAAAACAGATACACAGACAACATTGTATCAATTGATGGATTATTCGCAGAAGAACGAGTTGACAACCCGTATGGCTTTTCAACGGGGCCGGGTGGCGGTCATTCTGCCCAACCTCATGCTATAGAGATAGGCGAATTTGGAGATAACAGTTTTGTTAATATTAAAAATGTTATTTGTTCAGGGCCGAATACATTTTCGCCACACAGTGCCATATATCTTTCTTATACCGTCGTAGCACCGGCTATTTTCTTTGATGGCGTTGTTATTGGCTACACCGGAAAGAGCGGATCACCGTATACTCTCTATGACAATCACCTGGGAACAAACATAAATAAATCAACCGCGTCAGGCAGTTATAATGCGCCTGGACTGGCTTATTCCGGGATAACGCTATTCGGTGATTCCGGTTTTGTGCAAGCGCCTTTCGTGGGCGATTGTGGCATTGAGGCTAAAGGGACAGCCCCAGGTGTATTCTTATACGAAACCGACGCGCCTGAAGACCAGAAATTTTGGAGCATGGGGCCGTCAGCCGGCGTTCTTTATTTTAGGACAATAGCGGATAATTCGTCAGCTTCCAGCATATTTCTAAACGTCAATCGAACGGGTACAACACCAACCAGCGTACAATTCCCGATAAAGATGCGTTATACGGGGGCCCCTGCTTATGATAGTGATGGAGCCGCAGGAACAGGGGGTTTAGGCGCGGGTGACATTTATCGAACAACAGCCGGTGAACTCAGGATTAAATTATGATTTTAGATAGCTTTGGAATATTGCCTGAAGACTGCACGCTAGAGAATTATCCGGTTGTTGAGGACGTGAAAGACGATGACGACCTCCTATAACTTGTTTTCGTTAGGTCAACAGGCTAAAAGCCCTAACCTAACGGCTGCACATAGACTAAATTGTTACTACGATACGCAGTCAGGCGCGGATAAAACCGGCGTGGCAGCTATTGGTACGCCTGGACTTACCTTATTTGGAAACGTGTCATCATGGCCTACATTGGGCATGCACTGGATGACCTCTAATAACCGATTTTTTGCGGTACAGGGGCCGAATTTATATGAAGTGTTTAACGATGGCTCAAATAAGCTGATTCATGCCTTAACAGGCCTTCCTCCCGGCAAGGTGTCAATGGATGACAACGGAACGGAGTTGGCTATCTTTGCGGGTGACTATGCCTACCTCTATAATACTAAAACATCCGTATTTACGGACATTACCAATAATCTACCTTGGGTAAATACTCCTGGCGATGAACTGGTAGGCTCAAGTGTAACCTTCCTGGATGGGCGTTTTATTGCGGTACGGCCAGATACCGGGCAGTTTTATCTATCCAAACTGTATGATGGCTTAGTCTGGGATCCATTGGATTATGCGACCGCTGAAAGTAACCCGGACAATTTAGTCGCAGTTATCGCTGATAAGGGAAATTTGGCGCTATTGGGATCAAGTTCTATAGAGTTATGGGCTAATAACGGCGATGTGTTATTTCCTTACCAGCGTATTAATGCCGCGCCATCAGATGGGGGTCTGGCCGCGCGTTGGTCACTGGCAAAATGCAAGGGGGCGTTAACCGGGCTATTCAGGAACCGCAGCGGGGCCTTATCGGTGTGTGTTCTGAATGGATACTCATTGGAGCCTATTGGCAATCCTGAGATGGATTATTTGTTTAACAACTACATCACGCCATCTGATACCATTGGCTTTAGCTATACATTGAATGGAAGAGCATTTTATCAAATAACTTTCCAAGCTGAAGCCGTTACCTGGCTTTATGATTTTACTAGCGGAGCCTGGTCACAACTTAAGAGTGCAGACATAACCAGGCACTTAGGCGACCTATGCACGGCGTTTGACACCAAGATAGTGGTATCAAATTATGCAGATGGCAATTTGTATCTGTTGGATGCCGATGTTTATACCGATGCCGGCGCAATGATTGAACGTGAATTAATCGGCTCGCATACCGCAAGCCCCAGTCAAAATTACACGACCGTAAGGCGCTTGCGTGTCGATATGGAAGGCGGTGTTGGCTTGGCTTCAGGACAAGGCTCAGACCCAAAGATCATGCTGAGTATTTCCCGCGATCATGGGCATACCTGGGGCCGTGAATTGGTTACAAGCTTTGGCAAGACAGGCGAATATAGAAAAAGGGCCGAATGGCGAAAGCTTGGGCAAGCCAGGGATTGGGTTTTCAAACTCAGGATCACCGACCCGGTTAAAGTCGTCATCCTGGGCGCGGTGATGGAAGGCCAGGAATTAAACAAATGAACATCCCACAGCCGCCACTGAGTGCGCCTATCAATGGACAACTGGACTTTGCCTGGAAAGCGTACTTTTCTCAGTTAACAACTTTATTGTCTTATCTAAGTACGCACGCACAAGTTAACGTCCCCACTACCTTATCAGTGAGTGACCGCTCATCATTACCCGTTATTATTAGCTTGTTACAGGGTTATTTAGCCGTTCTGAATCGTGATACGACTACTAGCGTAAATATTAGCGCTTTATCCGGTTATATATCGTTATTGACCCGCAGTGGAGAATCCATCAATGTTACGGCTCTGTGAGGATTATTAAATGTCGGCACGTTATCCGTTAGTTATCAATGGTACGTCAATCCAGGAATTGCAACCCGGCGATACGATTACCGGTATTGCTAAGACAGATATTGGTTTAGCTAATGTCGATAATACCGCAGATAGCGCAAAACCGGTCTCAACAGCACAACAAACCGCGTTGAACCTAAAGCAGGCAAGTTCTGAAAAGGATGCAACTGGGGGCTATGTTGGGCTTACTTTATTTCAAATTAACTTCAAAAATGCGTTAGCCACATTTACCAGCTTTTTGACCAATGCCAACACGGCAGCACGGACTTATACGTTTCCTGATAGAGATATAACTGTAGCTGGCCTTGATGATATAACGGGCGGTGGCGGTGGCGGTGGCGGTGGCTCAGTCTGGCGTGATGCTTCTGGCGTGCCATCCGATAGTTTAGGACTTGATGGTGATTATTACCTTGATGATGACACTGGCGATGTTTATTTAAGAACATCAGGAACTTACGCCATTGTTGCTAACATAAAAGGAGCAACCGGAGCGGCGGGTGCGAACGGGTCGGTCGGAGCCACAGGCGCTACTGGAAGCGCGGGTGCTGCTGGAACTACGGGATCAGCAGGCGCTACCGGAGCCACAGGCGCTACGGGAGCCACAGGAGCCACAGGCCCACAAGGCGATGCGGGCGGTTCACATTTCTTATTTATGGGCGCATGAAATGGCTATAACAACAACTTATAAAACGCTTGGACAGTTAAATCCATTAGCCACAACTTTATCGACTCTTTATACCGTGGGAAGTGCTACCAGCGCTGTATGTTCAACGCTAGTAGTATGTAACCAAGGCATTTCCACGACTTTCAGGGTAGCGGTAAGGCCAGCAGGCGCAGCGATAGATCCAAAGCATTACCTTGTCTACGATTCTTCCATTAGTGTCACCGAATCCGTATTTTTAACGATTGGGATCACGCTAGCGACGACTGATGTGGTGTCCGTCTATGCGGGAACCGCTAATTTATCGTTTAACCTGTTCGGTTCAGAGTTTAGCTGATGAGCAGCCGTACGCTAGCGCAATCTAAAATAGCGGATAGAACCTATCCGATAAGATCAACATCTTCATGGGTTCGCCCTTCCGATTGGTTAGCGTTGCCAACAATAACAGACAGCGATCAGAAATTCGTCGGTCTTCATGCTGTTTTTCCAGATTCTAATTTTCTAGCATTAAACGCCGCTGGAAATTACACGGTAAATTGGGGCGATGGACTCACTGAGAATTTCTCAAGTGGCGTTACGGCTAATCATATATTTGATTACAGCAATTCCGCATTAACAGGAACAGATTGCAGTCGAGGCTATAAACAGGCAATTGTTACAGTGACACCCCAAGCAGGGCAGAATCTAACCACGTTAAATTTGCATAAAATTCATAACCAAACGGGGTTACAGAAATATGCTAGCGGATTTTTGGATATTGCTATAGCAGGATCAAGTTTATCAAGTCTGTTAATTGGTGTAGCTACCGCAGGATCAGCATCAACAAATATTCGTTTATCAGTTTTGGAGCAAATATGTTTATACTCAAATTTGGTAAGTTCATTTGGCTATATATTCTATAACTGTTATAGCTTGCAGTCGATACCGTTGCTTGACACGGCAGCAGGTACTAATTTCAACATGATGTTTGGTCTTTGTTCCAAATTACAATCAATACCGCCGCTAAACACAGCATTTGGCACTAATTTCGTAAATATGTTTAATAGTTGTTACAGCTTAAAAACGATACCGTTATTAAATACGGCAGGCGGTACAGCTAATGCTTTTTCATCTATGTTTTATGGATGTTACAGCCTGCAAACGATACCTTTATTAAATACCGCAGCAGGCACCGATTTTAGCAACATGTTTTATGGATGTTACAGTCTGCAAACAATACCGTTGATTAATACCGGCGCTAGCACTAATTTTAGCAGCATGTTCTATAACTGTTATAGCTTGCAGTCTATATCATTTATTAATACCGCAGCAGGAACTAATTTTAACAGCATGTTCTATAACTGTTATATCCTGCAAACGATACCTTTGTTAAATACCGCAGCAGGCACCGATTTTAGCAACATGTTTTATGGATGTTACAGTCTGCAAACAATACCTTTGTTAAATACAGCAGCAGGGAATATCTTTAGCTCTATTTTCGGTGGTACGACATTTTCTACATTTTCATTATCAGCAGGAGCCCTTAGTGGAAGTAAATACACCATCAGTTATACAAACTGCAAACTAAGCCAAAATGCCATTGAATCCATCATAACTAATATTGGTACGGCGGCAGGAGCACAGACCTTAACTATTTCTAATAACTGGGGCGCTGCCTCACCTATTAGTAAATCAGGAACCTCAACGGCTGGATCGGCTACGATCACAATGGCCTCAACAACTGGCATTGTTGCAGGCATGCAAGTCACCGGAACTGGAAGCCCTTTAACTACCGCATTAGCCTGTACATTACAGGACTCAGGCGATACCGTTACGGCAACCGCACACGGCTTGTCCAATGGTGATTTAGTTTCGTTTAAAACAATAGTGACTACCACGGGCATTGATACCTATACGCCCTATTATGTTGTCGGTGCGGCCACAGATACCTTCCAGGTCTCGCTAACCGCAGGGGGCGCAGCCATAGCCTTAACTACTGATGGCAGCGGCACAATTTTGTATCGCGCCTTGGTCGTTACCGTTAACACTAATGTCAGCGTAGTGCTAGATAAAAAAATGACCGGCTCAGGAACAGCGACATTTGCTTATAGGTTACTAAATACCGGCTTGGCTTTGCAAAAAGGCTGGACGGTCACAGGCTAGAAGATGATGAAATTATTAACACCTCCTTTGGAGAAAAAATCATGAGTAATTCCGCATTTGAAATCGATGCAAGCTATTTAGCAGGAACGGCTGTAACGGCACACAGTTTTATTCCCAATTCGTCGACAGTACCCACTAACGGGCTGTATTTATCCGCAGCCAACACCGTTAATATTGCGACTAACTCAGGCAGTCGTTTTGCCATTGGCCCTACTGGTTTATTTGGCTTTAATACCGGAACGTCAGCCGCCATCAATATGAATATAGGCGGACAGATTACTGGTGCGACTACCAGTTACGGCGTTTATCAAGGGGCCACAGTGCAATCTGATGTAACCGCTACGGGTTATGGTTTTAGAACTACGCTAGCCACACAAGCGACCTCGTTTACCTGTGCGTCTTTAGTCCATTACGCGGCGAGTCAGGGAACCATTGGAAGTGGCTCAACCGTAACCGCACAAGCTGGATTTGCGGCATTAAACACGTTAACGGGGGCCGCTAGCAATTATGGCTTTAGGGGATCAATAGCCGCCGCAGCGGGTCGTTATAACTTGTACATGGATGGCACCGCGCAAAACTATATTGCCGGGGATATGCAGTTTGCCAAAACAGTAACGGCAGGTGGGACGGTTGGCGCACAAACGATCAACAAAACCACTGGAACCGTTAATTTTGCAGCTTCAGCTACCTCGCTGGTGGTGACTAACTCGCTGGTAGCGGCTACCTCTATCATTATTTGCACGGTCGGCACCAATGATGCCACGTTAACTTCTGTTCAGGCCGTTGCCGGCTCAGGGAGTTTCACGTTACATGCTAACGCGGCGGCAACCGCCGAAACACGGGTTAATTTCTTGGTGTTTAATTGATGGACGTTATTTTTAATTTCCCGATGCTGGCCGATACAACCGGCATTGATTTAAGCCTCTATACAAACCGGCAAAAAATAGAGATTATTGAGTGGATAATTCTGAACACGATGGACAACATAGCCGACGATTTGCCAGTACGCCACGAAGTTCATGGCGGGATGTATGCAAGGGAGTTATTTATACCGGAAGGGGTCGTATTGACAGGTAAAATACACCTTGAAGATCATATTTGTATCTTGTCGCAGGGCGATTTATCAGTGATGACTGATGACGGTATAAAACGGTTACAAGCACCGGCCATATTTAACGCAAGGGCCGGTTTAAAGAAAATTGGCTATGCTCATAAAAACTGTACTTTTACGACCGTACACGCGACGAATTTAACCGCTATTGATGAACTTGAATCGGCGTTGTTTAGTGTTGGAAATATAACGTGGGTCGATAGGCTCATGCAAGAACAGGGGCTTTTAGAAGCCGCCTAGTAAGTACCTAAAAGCAGGAAAATAGACATGACAGCAACACAAAAAATGATGACGGCGAAAGCGCTTAAAAAAGCGTTATCCGTGGGAGGTGTGTGATCGCTGCGGCCATTAGTGCTGCGGCTATCGGCGCAGCTGCAACTATCGGAACCGCAGTAGCTAGCTCACAAGCAGGAAAAAGCGCAAATTCCAAAGCTGGTAAAACCAGTATGGAAAATACGTGGCGGATTACGAGCGGGATGAATAAGGCGCAAAACCAGGAAAACCAATTACTTCAGCCTTATTATGATTCTGGGATAGCAGCAAATACTCAGCTTAATGATCTAGTTTCTAATCCCTATGGCATGGATCAATACAAGCAAGACCCAGGCTATACGCCTATGGTTAATTCGCTTCAGGACTTGCAGGCCACACCGGGCTATCAATTCGCACTACAGCAAGGCCAGCAAGGCTTAGACAATCAGGCGGCGGCGCGTGGCGGCTTGTTATCAGGTAAGCAATTAAAAGCCACCTCGACATACCAACAAGGCGTAGCATCACAAGGTTATCAGTCGGCTTGGGACAGGGCGCAACAAGCCTATCAATCCGCATTTTCACGCCATCAAACCCGTATTAGTAATTTAGATGCTATTACTGGACGTGGATTTACCGCAGGTCAGAACCAAGGAACCAATATCTTTAATGCGAACAATGCCATTGCTGGCGCGATGACAGGAAATGCTAATACTCAGATGAATCTTACTCAGGATAATTCTGCTATTCAGCAAGGAATGAATAATGCTATCGGAGGAGCTGTAAATGATTTTGTTGGCACTCCAAAAGTTCAATCGTATGCAAATAATGTGTTTAACCCCAATGCCAACAGCGGGGGAAATACTAATCTTAACAACACGACAAATAATGCGCTTGATGCTTATTTGCCAAAATATTCAAGTGGATAATAACCATGCCATTTTTAGCCCCACCCCGTTATCTTGATAGCGTTAAAATGCACTCTGATATTGCCGAGTCTGATTCTAAACGGAGCTTGCTTGATTACAAGCTACAGCAAGCGCAGCAGCCAAAAGCGCCGAATGTCTCTGACGAGATTAAAATACAAAATGTAATAGCGCAAGCTTCCAGGGAAGCAATAGCCGCAGGAAATAGGGCAGGCCCAGAAGGATCACCAGAATTTATGTCTGCATTTGAAAGAGCCGTTAAGATCATGCAACCTGACATTGCAAGAATTACGGGAAGACCTGAAATAGCAACGGCACCCCCAAGTTATGAACACGCAAAAATGTTTGCTTCTTGGGATCCAGGAAAGGGGGATTTAAAGAACCATTTTCAGGCATTAGGTGTCGGTGGTGGAATACAGACTTTTGATCAGCAATCAGGAACTTATACACCCGCCTTTGATGCTAATGGAAAGCCGATAGTTAAGGCTACTGATGATCCTAATCTTCAAGGCGCTATTGCTGGCGCAAGGGCGCGTAATAATATTTACTCGCAAGAGGTTAACGGTAGAACAGGGCATTATACTGGCGCAGAATTGACCGGACAGCAGCCTCAAACCAATGCGGCACCGACAACCGGCTATGACAATAATCCTGGAAATATCAGACCACCGGGAGCCAGTACCGGATTTCAAGCGTATGACACACCAGAAGCAGGGCTAAAGGCCATCGATAACCTACTTTTAGAGTATGGACAAAAAGGCGATAACACGCTGACAAAGATTATAAGCCGATATGCACCTCGAAATGAAAACCAAACCGACGCATTAATCGCAACGGCGGCTAAAAGGCTAAGCATTGACCCTAATCAGCCACTTGATATGAATAATCCTAATGTTAGGCATGTCATTTCTGGCGCTATCTTGTTACAGGAAAACCCGGTATTAAGAAGCCAAGGCGCTACGCAGCAGACTACACCGACGACAGGCCGGTTACAAAGCCAGTCAACACAAGAGAAAAAGCAGATTGAAAGCGATATTAATATAAAAGAAGCCGCCCAAAAAAGCGATATTGCTGTAAATGAAGCAACACGCAAGGAAGAGGAAAAAACAAAACTTAAATCCCGTGAAGATTTACCAAGCGTAACAAAAGAAACGAATTATTTAATCAATAAATTAGAACAAGCCAGAGATCATAAAGGAATGTCTGGAGTCGTGGGATGGCCCAGTGCTTATGGAGCATTGCCACTTAAGATAAGCAGAGGAACGCCAGAAGCTAACTTTAAGGTATTAATGGATCAAATAAAAGGTTCAACATTTTTGGACGCTTACAAGGGATTAAAGGGTGGTGGTCAAATAACTGAAATAGAAGGAGAGAAAGCAACACAAGCTAAAGCGAGACTTGACACATCTCAAACAGAAGACGAATTTAAAGCAGCGCTTAATGAATATATCCAGGTTTTACAAGATAACTTAGACTCCGCAAGGGTAAGAGCCGGAGAGCAACCAAGCAAGCCCAAGAATGATGGAAAAAACGATTTACATTCTAAAGCTGAAGCAATTCTGCGGGGTGAATAATGGCAACTTCCGAACAATATGCAGCCTGGATAGTTAAGAATAAGGATAAGCGCGGGACTGAAGAATTTAACACGGTTGCATCGGCTTATAAGGATGCTATTTCAAAGGAAGCTAAAGATTCAATTATTGGAAATACTGACATCCCAAAAATGGGCGCAACACAGACTTTCGCTAACGACCCCACAGAAGGTATGTCATTCGGGCAAAATGCCGCAGCAGGTTTTGGAAAATCAATTTATGATACCGGGCGCGGCATAGGGCAGTTAACCGGTTTTGTCAGTCAAGATTCAATAGACGAAGCAGCACAACTTGACGCGCCATTGATGAATACGGCAGGTGGTATCACTGGAAACGTTGCCGGTAATATCGGCATGGTTGCTATTCCAGGGAGTTACCTCAAGAACTTTACCAGCACGATACCGGTAGTTGGTAAAGCGTTAACAGGATTAGGACGATCAGTAACCGCGCCACAAGGATTAATCCCCTCAATCGGAAGCGGCGCTATTCTGGGCGCAACACAACCCGTTACATCAAATGGAAGTCGTCTCGCTAATGCGGCTATTGGTGGCATAGCGGGCGGAGCATTGCCAGCAGCCGCGACTGCATTAACAGCCGGTAATAATCTTGCACGTGTTTGGGGTGATGACTTTGCCAAGAGTGCAGCAGGAAGCGTTATCAACCGATTCGCGACGAATCCAGCCGATACGTTAGCCGATAAAATAAGACAGGGGAATGTTGGCACAATACCCGGCTATCAGCCGACATTAGCCGAAGCATTAACGAATAGCACCGGATCAGATGTGGGTATTAGTACGTTACAGCGTACCATGCAATCTAGCGATCCTTACGGTCAAGGCATGAAAGCGTCAATGACTGATTTAAGGCAATCGCAGGATTCAGCCGTTTTAGCCGCGCTTGAAAAATATATCCTGAATCCGTCCGATAGGGCCGCAGCGGAACAGGTTAGGCGCAATGCCGCTGAAGGGCTTTATAACAATTTACCTGAAGTTATGAACAGCCCGGAATTGCAAAAGATACTCGGTACAGAAGCCGCTCAGGCAGGATTACCAGAAGCTAGAAAAATAGCTTCTAATGAATACAGGGATTTAGGTATACCAGACGTTAACGACACGAGTCAGATTGGCTCATTTGCTGGCCGTGATATACAGTCTTTATATAGAGGGATGCGATCAGCACAACAAAATATAAACGTATCGCCTACGCTAAAGCATAGTCGAGGCGGGGTTATCAGTGATTTGTCGACTCTAATCGACAATGAACTTCCAGACTTAAAAGAAGCCAATGCTCGCTATGCCGAACACAGTAAGCTCTTAAATCAATCTGATATATTTCAAGCCTTAAAAGATACTGAAAATGTTAATTATAAAAACACAGGCAATGAGCATGTGAAACTCAATGCTTTTCAGACATTGCTAGAAAACAAAGATCAGCTATTAAACAAAGCAGGTGATTTAACTGGCGTTACTACCTTTGATAAAGCTGTTAGTCCTGAAGCCAAGTATATGCTAGAAAGGTTACAGGGAACATTAAGAAACCGCTCTAGCAGCGATATTAACGCGAGTGCTATCGGTTCACCTACCGCACAGAATTTATTAGGCTATGACTTGGTAGCGGGTAGCCTTAACGCGATGGGCTTACCTGAATCATGGGCCGGAAATAAGTTGTTTCAAACGCTGGTAGAGAAACCCGTTAGTAAGCTTCTGTTTAGCCAGCCAGAATTAGCCGTTAGGAATACATTGGCTAAAGCCTTTAAAGACCCTGAATTTGCGGCCATGTTATCCGACCAGGCCAAAAAGAAAGGCACTAACAAGCTTCTCAATAACGTGAGCAAGTATCAGTTTTTACCAGCTATGAGTTTATCTCAATACTTAACACGTCCTCAGTGATAGAGAATTAACATGCCTACAGTAAAACTAAGCCCAGTTCTGAACGACGAGTCACTGGATAATGACGGCCTTCCGCTCATCGGCGGGACGATCAGCGTATATTTGGCCGGCACGAGTACCCTAGCTACGACCTACACCACGTCAGCGGGTAATGTGGAGCAGACTAATCCTATCGTTTTAAACGCCCGTGGTGAGCCTGACAGCCCGATATGGTTGCCAGTTGGTAAAGCCTATACATTAATTTTATTAGGCGCTAACGCCTTGCTATTGCGTCAATACGATAACATCCAGGGCATTAATGATGTTGATGCCGACATATTAACGCCATCCGAATGGGTGGCTTCAGGACTTACGCCTACTTTCATCAATGCCACGCAGTTTTCAATGGTAGGTGACAAAACCCAAGTGCTTTCAAAATACCGGCGCACTAAGTGTATCGTGGCCGCAGGCACGGCTTACGGAACGATAACAACGTCCACTTATGCCTATGGAATAACGACCGTTACCCAAGTCAATGATGGGTTGCCGCTGGATGGGGGATTAAGTATTGTTTCATACGGATTCAATACCTTGCAAAGTTCGCCAGGGCTGATTCAATCCGGTACGGTGATGGCTTTTTATCAAGCCGCAGCGCCTTTGGGATTTACTCAAGTCACCACGCTAGCCAATTACATGATGAGGGTTGTCTCAACGGCTGGCGGCGGGCATGGCGGCACGGATTCACCGATTTTAAACGACAAGATACCCTCTCACGTTCACACTTTTACAACCGACGTAGAAAACCAAGGCCATACGCATGATTATGTTAGCCCTAACACGCCATCAGGGACTTTTGGAGCGGGTTCTTTTACGGTTGTTCAGGCTAACACAACCGGCGTACAAACAACGGGAGAGAGCGTGCCTCACGTTCACCCAGGGACAACAACTGTTAATGATGGCGCGGCCAATTGGGCTCCCAAGTATATGGATTTCATTATTGCCAGGAAAGACTGATGGACATTATCCTGGACTGCCCAGAAGGTAAGAAATGCGAACACATCGTAGACAACCAACTGCACCGGTGCAGGGCTTATGTTGAGATAGCCATGATTGATCCTCAAACCGGCGCCGAAACCAGAGAGCGCAAATGTAGCGTGTACGAGTGGCAACCTATATTACTTCTTGAAATAGCCAGGACTAACAGGGGCCAAACCGCCGCTATTGAATCGTTCAGGAATGATACGATGCTTCAGGCTTTGCCAATGATTCACAGGGTTGATAGGTCTCGACAATTGCTTGATAAATGAGCGCTATTACGCCTGAGAGATTGGAAAGACGGAAACATCATGCAACCTACTTCAGACCCTACAACCTGGCCGATGGTCACTTGGATTATAGCGTTGTCGATGGCGTTAAGCGGCGGCTTGATCAATTGGCTAGGGCAAAGTAAAACCGTTAAGGAAGGCCATTTTAAAATCTTTGAGCTGTTTGGCGAGTTGTTCACCAGCGGATTTGTCGGTGTCGGGTTGTTCATGCTGACGGATTCAATGGGGCAACCAATGGGCGTTAGTGCGGCCTGTGCGGGAATTGGCGGTCACATGGCGACACGCTTTTTGTTTCTGGTGGAACATATTATTGAGAAACGGCTCATTGATGCAAGCGGTAAAGACTAGCCGTGCATGTTTTTCGTCACAAAAAAAAACCCGGAAAAGATTGCTCTCAACCGGGCTTTTCTTTAGTGTTTATTAAGTTAAAATCTTGAAAGCTGAAGTCGATTGCTCAGTTTCAGGCTAATCATATTTTAAGCCTCTATTTAAAAGTGCAGGCTGGCAAAATAGCACGTGCATTTTCATTCGACCGCCATACTCAAACGGCTTTTGGCCTTTTTTCTTAATGTTATAAACATCATCTTCCTCGGCCTTAGCATAGCTTTGTCTGCGCTTATCCCAACTTTCAGGCTTGATAGCGCTCATTGGTCAATGAACAGGTCTTCGTTATCCGGTACTTTTAACGGGTAATCCCTAATCTCCCTAACGCTTTCTGGCACCCAGTCTCCAATATCCCTATTAAACTTGCTATCGAAGGCATAACCAGCCGTATATGCGCCTACCAGTACCAGAATTAAAGGCTTGCCAGTCAATCCTTCCGGTATTGATGCGTAAATGGTAAAGGCTGACGTTAAACTGGCAAAAATGGATTCAGCCGTTTGGGCTTTCATTCCCAGCATATAATCTTTAAAAGAGCTGGTCGTCCGTCCTTGCGCCCATCTGGTCATCCAATGGCCGAATATGCCGAAGCCTTGCGCGAGTAGGATAAAGAGTAAGAGGGTCATTTATTAACCTTTAACGTATTTTGATATTGATTGTATAGGAAATCAAATACCTGGGTAAGTGGAATATTTAAATCAAGCGCTAATTGTTTAAGGTTTTTGTAGGTGTCTTTCTTTATTCGGGCTGACACGTAGTTATTATTTGAAGTGGACATTGTATAACCTTGCACATATTTATTTATTGTGTATAATATTATACATGAAAATCATGAAAGCATATAAATTTAGGCTGTATCCAGAACCAGAACAAGTTGCGCAACTGGCTATTGAGTTCGGTTGTGCGCGTTGGGTTTGGAATCGTGCATTGCTTGAGCGTGATTATGCTTACAAAAACTGGGGTGTTAGCCTGTCTTCTAAGTATGATATAGCTAAAAATATTTCCCAGTATAAGAAGATAGATTATCCGTGGTTATGCGATGCGACATCAACTGTGTTGAACCAAAAACTTATTGATCAGGATAAGGCATTCGATAACTTTTTCAAAGGCCGGGCAAAGTTTCCAAAGTTTAAGAAAAAGAGCCACGCGCAAAGTATCAGGTATCAGTTATACCAAAGGTATGTTCTGAATAATTACCGGGCAGGTGAACTGATTAAATTGCCAAAACTTGGTGAGCTAAAAGTTAAGTGGTCACAAGTACCCGGCGGCATACCGAAGATGGTGACAGTGAGTAAGACAGCCAGTGGCAAGTATTTTGTCGGATTTATGTGCGAGGTTGAACAAGGATTAATGCCGCTAACCGGAAAAGTCGTGGGTATTGATGTCGGCATAAAGGAAGTGATTGTAACCAGTGAAGATGACAGATCGGGTGCGCCAAAGTTTACGTACAAATATCAGCGTAAATTGAAGAAAGCAGGGCGCATATTAAGCAAGAAAAAGAAAGGTAGTAACGGATGGAAGAAGCAACGGATTGTCGTAGCGAGGATTCACGAGAAGATCGCGAACAGTAGAAAAGATTTTTTGCACAAAGTGACAACCAAGCTTGTGCGTGAAAACGATGTGATCTGTGTTGAAGATTTGAATGTTTACGGCATGTTAAAGAACCGCAAGTTATCAAAAGCGGTATCTGATGTGGGGATATTCGAGTTAAACAGGCAGATTGAATACAAAGCGCAATGGTATGGAAAGGAAGTGGTTAAGATTAGCCGCTGGTTTCCGAGTACCAAGACTTGCAGCTCATGCGGTAATGTCCGCATAATGAAATTGTCGCAACGTATTTACGAGTGCGAATGTGGTTTAGTAATTGATCGTGACTTAAACGCCGCGATTAATATTAAGGCTGCCGGGGAACGGCAACTGAGTGGAGCTATATATCAACCTGAGAAGGTGGCGGCGTGAGCTGTTTCTTGTATCAGGATAGCTGTGAAACTCGTACCAATTTAACTGATAGCTTTCGCCTGGAGCGAGGCGGTCAGTTTGAAAGTGGATTCCAATAGCTATCAGGCTCAGTTATTATACTGATTTGTTTGCCAAAATAAAGGAAAACAAAAATGCACCACGAAGAAAACAACCCTCATTTAACCCATATTTTAATGGAGATTGACCGCAGATATAGTAGAACCAACCCATTCCTAGTCGCTAAAAAATTTGCACGGACAAAAATGATCTGCACCATTTTAGCTTCTTTTAGGGCGAGTCCGTGCATCCTTTAACAAACGCCAGCAATTCATCAATCAAGCCATCAGATATAGCTACAGCCTGCCAATAGGCGTGACACTGTAACTGGAAATCGTACCTATATTCCATGGCGCACATCGTAATGGTCGATAAGGCTATATAGTACCTTTCCAGATCAGTTTTAAATTCACTATAAGTTATCAAGTCGGCAAGCAATTGTGTTAAATGGTGTGTCTTTCTATAAGCGCCTATTGCACTTTTTGTTTCCAGCGCGTGCTTGATCAGCATTTCTAGCAGTTGTTGATAGTGGGTACAATGAGGCGTGCAGTCTTTTATTATTGGGTTAGCTTCTAATAAATCGCAGATAACCGCATGTTCCCAGGCTTTGCCGCCCAGGTTCTCGACGTTCTCATAGGCTTTAAAGCGGTCAGCGTAGTGACTCATAGTTCGAAGTCGTCATAGGTTTTCAAAACTGCTTCTTTTGTAATACCCAAATACGCAATCGTATGTGTAGCGCTCGTGTGATTTAGAACTTTTGATATTGTATGCACCGGAATCCCAGCGTCGTACATCGCTTTTCCTCGTGATTTACGCATAGAGTGGGTATTGATGGTTAAACCAAGCTTACCCCCAATTTCTTTAAAAGCAGCGCCTACAGTAATGCGTGATATAGGGTCGATACTGTTCCGGTTACTGTGACATTGAAATAGCCAAACATCGTCAGGGTATTGTTTTTGCCGTTTTTTGATGACTTCAAGCGCAGGCTTGTTTAAGCGCACCTCATTTGGCCGATTGGTTTTCTGGTCAATCAGTTTAAGTGACCGCTTGGAAAGGTTTAAATCCTGATTCTTAATTGCCAACAAGTCACCAATGCGCAGGGATAGATTGACCCCTACCTTCCATATATCGGCATATATGGGCGGGTAGAATTTTGTTAACAGATTAGAAACCATGTCTATCTCTGTTTTTGTGCAGGCTTCGACGGTACTCATTAATTGAATCCATTAATAAATCTTTCAATTTCAACCTTTGTTGATAGATGGTTTGACATTAAAAGCATCATCCCCAATTGAATACCCGCATGATTTTTTAATTCTTCATGTTTGTTTAAGTCAGATACCATTGACGCATAAGCATTTGTATAATCCCCATTATCGCTATATTCCAACGCTCTTTTTTTGCACCACTCTAAATGTTCTTGTCTATTCATTCCTGCAACTCCAATCGACGCTCTATGCGATCAAGACGGTTATTTATTCTATCCAGTGCGCTTTGTTGCCGTGCATCTGTTTCGCTACAAGCAGCTACTTCGTATTTTACGGATGTCATGGAATATTCCAATATTGTCATACGGGTTTTTAAATCTTGCACGTCAGCGGCTATTCTATCAACAGTTTTTCGGATATGTTTTAGTTGCTCAAACAGGAGTTGAGAGATATTTTTGTCCATTTTTCTATCTTGTTTTTTTATATGAAAGTCTATATTTGAAAGGTAGGATAGCACTAAAATCAGGGAGTGTATAGGCTATAAGCGTTTCTACCTTGCTTTCCGTTGCGGATTGCAAGATAGAAAACGCACCACAAAAGACGCTAGAAAATCAATGATTTAGCGGGTTTTAGAGGGTTATTTCCAGAATTGGCACAGGCTTGAAAGCCTGAAAAGTTGGCGTATTTTTGCTGTTAGAAAGTCTATTTTTAGGATAAAATAGCACTGTCACAAAAAACCAACTGCTCTTGTGGCACTTCCCGGCGGATTTTAATAGTTTCCAGCCGGGATTTATTTAAAAAATTCAGCTATTTCTTTGGGCGTATGTTCGGCTTCAACTTTGCCTGATACTTCCATCCATTCCCTATTCTTCATCATTGTTGGTGGTATCAGGTTAAATGCCTTACTGGAATTAAACCGTACCGTGCCTATCAGGTTATTTTCCATCAGATAGTCACGAAGGGCTTTGTCTTTATGCGCGTCAGGATATTTTGGATCAATCCAGATTTGTAGCGAAGGAATTTTTGTTGTTTCCTGGGTGACGTGATCGAAAACCGTCACATAGTCAGGGCAGGGATCAATAACGTAATGGGAAATTTCAGGACGCTTAAAGTTATCATCCATGTCGGTATCTTCAAGCCACGCACATGACCAAGTACGGCATGATGGTGGGCGCTTGGCATAGATAGCACAGCCCTTGAAATGGCGTTGATGCTTGCAGATTTGCCCGGCTATTTTGGATAATTCAACAACCGGGAGCAGTTTGCAGCACAACGTACAGGTTCCACATGTTCTTTTTTGCATTAGTCCCTCAAGAAGTCCAGCCGCTCGTCAAGTAGACCACGATACTTGGCTTGCTCATAATCTGAAAGTGATTCTATCAGATCAACCAAGCTTTGTTTATCTGGGCAGGCTTCAATTTTGGAAGTTAGATCACGTTCATCAGCAATTGTTGTTGCTTTCGCTAGAACTGAAGCCCGTTTTACATGTGCCGTTTTAGCTTTATCCGCAGAATTTTTGTCCAGCGTTTCAATAACCGGATTCAGTTCGTCCAGCTCGGCCTGGGTTTTGGCTTCAGAGATTAATGCCAATATCTTGCCGAGTGTATAACGATCTACTTTAAATTCAGGAGCAAGCGCGTCCTTTGGTTCAAAAACCTCTCCGGTATTAATGTCGACTACTTTTGGCGGGTTCAGTAGATCGTCAACCGTCTTTGTTTTTGGTTTAATCTCGTCGAACCATTCGTCTTTTGTCGATAAACCATCTTTTATTGACACATAAATCTTGCGGATCGCTACGACCTGAGCCGGCTGTATGCTATCAACCCGTCGCTGTATTCGGGCTTCCAGTTGTTCCTTTGTTACACCTATCGCGGCGAAGGCATCCACCAGTTTTTTAACGCCTTCGGGCGAGACATCGGCAGTGGCGTGAAGTGTGGTCTCAATTTGGCTAATGGCGGCCTCTACAACATCGCCGGGGATAACGGCGAGTATGCAAGCTCTCAATCTACGTGCGCCCTGATTGGCAGTTTGCTCATATATGTCTCTAGGATCAGTAAGCAGCTTTTTTGTACCTTTTGCTTGTCGATAGTGGCTAACTTGGAAAGTTACTTCGCGTCTGACATTTGATTCAACGTCCCAACAATAGGACTGCACTGTGCTAGAGCTTTCATCTTGTGATATTTCCCTTACGCCATACTGGATGTTTCCCCAAGCACCGGCTATTGTTTCAGCCAAGCGTATAGTCGGGCCGGTTATGTCAGTACCGCCACGGGAATAGGAATAAACCGCAGTAGCAGCCAAACTAGGGCGAGTACAGGCGTTTAATATGCGATCCATAGCTTCAACTTGGTTACGCGGATTAGACCGAGCTACTATCATTGCCGCTTGAACCTCTGCGATACTCCTGCTTTGATCTGTATTCGCTAAAGCAGAAAGCTGTTTAGTTGGTTGTTGTGTAAACGGGTTTAGAGCGTTCATTTTTAGTTACCTTTGTTTAATAGTTTTTTAGCGTCCATGCAGGTAATGAGATTGTTTGTATCTCGTTTGGGAATCCCGGAAATTCATTTAAGGCCATACATTCACGATATTTGTTAAGGGAGGATCGGTAGTGATCTCGGCCCCAGTCAAGTGATATGTCATCAAGCTCATATATTGCAACGGAAAAAGGCGCGGTACTTTCTACACAAACAAAAATAAAAGTGTGCGCTTCAATTCCAGCAGCGGCACAAACATCCATATAAAAACTTGCTTGTATAGCATAAGAAAAGTTGGCGCACGACTTCGAGAAAGATTCTGGATCAGCCGCAGTCGTGGTTTTCAGATCGAGGATTATACCGTTTCTGTACCAGTCCAGCCGTGCCTTTGCCGGTATTCCTTCAATGTCGGTGAATACGGACACTTCGGGATCACCCGCCGCTAACAACTTGCTGGCTGTTTCGTGGTTTAAGACTGACTGGCTCATGCCTTGAACCGCTTCAAAGTCACTAGAGGATAGAATCAGTTTGTTGCTGGCTTCAAGATCGGCCCAGATAGCTTTGCCTTCTTTGGTGCGCTTGTCACAGGCAGGCGCAACAGCATACCGATCATTGAAGGTTGCAGGTTCCAACACCGCGCAATGAACCGCTGTTCCCAACATCATCTGAGGAGTTGGCTTGCGATCTTCTGGATGCTCCAGGTTATATTTAAAATGCGCAGGAGTCCTGGCTATCAGCTTCAAACCGGAGTTGTTAATCCGGTTCTCAGCAAAATAAGTTTCAGCCGCTAGGTTTTTGTAGATTCCGTTTTCCATTTTTTATTACCCATAGTGTTAGAGTCAGGATAAGTGTAAGCATAACCGCTGTTAGGGTTTTAACGCCATAGTCAGCGGCTATTTGTGGCTTATCGAGCAGCCAGGAGCGGTCGGCCCAGTCTTGGTATTTCATATCACCACTTCACTTCGGTTTTTTGTTTTTTATCTGTTTGACGGCAATTGAAAGCCGACATAATCGAAGTTCCATATAAAAATGACATGCTAAAATGAGTTTGTTCAGGATTATTTCTTAAAAATTTATCAACAACATTTTTTAATTGTCCGTAGGTTTGATGTTGATCTGTTCCACATATTACATTCATAAATATAAGTGCATCAGTAATGCCTGCAATGTATGAAACTTGTTCAGAGTATGAATAATTCATGTATTCATTACCACTTATCTCAGCAAAAGCGTTTGTTGCCATCATTGTCAGGATGGCGGCTATTAATAGATTTTTCATGATTGCACCGTAGGTTAGAGTCGGTTAAAAATGTCGGAAATCTCATCCGGCTAGGACAAGTCTTGTTTTTTCATGCTTCAACCCAGAACCAAAACGGTTCAAGTGGGCCATCAAACCCTAAACCGAAGTGTGATAGTTCTGTTGCCATCGCTTCAAATTCAAGATCAGATACTTCAGATAAATCAATGTCGTTATCCGCGCAAAATAAACTAAGCGTTTCAAAATAATTTATATCTTTTTTGGGATCAATTTTTACTGCACCAGTTGGGCCGCAAATTTCTTGTGTTGCAAATTCTAGTTTCATGATTGCACCGTAGGTTAGAGTTAGGTTGTGCGCCAGAATCTCACTGACGTGCTGTTAGGAAACAAGAGAGATGTTGTAACAGCTAATGTGCTCATTTGCTGGTTTAAATTATAGCAAATGGTAAAATAAAGTCAAGCAAAATAAGCGTATTCAGCTAAAAATTACCGTTATTTAAGCTTAACGTATAAAGTAATTGTAGCCATTTTTTTCCTCTTTTATTTTCGGGTATATATCAGGCCGAAGATCATGCAAGGGGATAAAATAGCGTTCGCTCACGCGAATACAATCCTTTGGTGGCAATTTACGATTACCGTGTTTGATATGTGAAGCAAAACCCGCCGTAACACCCAGAAAATGGGCCAGCTCGTTAGTGCCTATGTCGGACAGTTTTTTATTCATGAGTGTTTATCAGTCATAAACCATCTTTGTTTGAGGTCTCTGCAACAAAATATTTAAAATAACAGTACACCATGAATAAAATCAACTTGATAAAAGCATAACTGATATAAACCAAGCAAAACATGAACAGGCTAATAAGTAAACTACCGCCCTTAAACTGATTGATGCTTGTTACCATGTTGTTAATTTTTTGAAGTGTGTCAGTCATGTTTTTATTATAGCTTATGGTAAAACTTCAGACCGATAATTTTAAAAAAATTAACCTTAAAGAAATTAATTGTTTCAATTTTGTGACGTGAGGCATAAAATCCCAAAACAGTTTGCACCTTATTTTAAGACATAAAAAACCCCCAAAAAGCTCTAACCCAGTTTGGGGGTTCCGGTGAGTTTCCACCTTGGATTGCCCGAACGGGCCAATGAAGTTTACCGGATTTTATCACACAGTCAACAGTTAAGCCGGTTCACAATGCTTAAAATTTCCTCATTTTTTTACCAGCTCTCCCATGATTCCCGGCTAGCGTCGTCTGCTATGCCGGTTTTTTTTGCCAATATAAGTATTTGTACGGATTGAAAAGCAAAAAATAAGCGCGCAATAATAGACCCCCCCCCTTTCTCTAACATTTCGACACGGGTAGGCCCATGAACCCAGACATAGACTCAAGTTATCAGTCGTTAGACCATCAGCCCTGCACGGATTGCTCTGTGCGGGGCTTTTTTGTGTTCGGTGGGATGACATTAGCGGCAATATTGGCCTTCAGCACGTCCTTTATATATTCGGACATATTCACGCCTTTATATTCAGCCTGGGTGCGTATTTCAGCTTTTAGCCACTTTGGGCAAACAAAAAGTATTTTATCTGATTCAGCCATTAATATAATCCTATCATTGTTTATATATACAATATATTATACCATGAAGTATAATGATCGTATATATAAACAGAATAATAAAACCTTTTAAACAGGACATTTAACATGAACATTGAGCTATTCGATAGGCCGATTGCCTATCATCGTTGCTTTGTAACGATAACCGGATCAGTAACAACGGCTGTTTTACTATCACAAGCTGTTTATTGGAACAACAGGGCAACATTACCTGATGGCTGGTTTTGGAAAACTCAAGACGAGTGGTTTGATGAAACAGGACTTTCAAGATGGGAACAAGAAGGCGCTCGAAAGGTTTTAAAAAAGTTGGGTATTCTTAACGAAAAATTGGAGGGCATACCCGCTAAATTATATTATCAAATTAACGTAAAAAAACTGCTTGAATTAGTACAAATTACACCTACTAATACCCCAAAAACAGGCTGCAACCCCAGTAAATCTCAGTATGAGGAAAAACCACATACTAGCATGAGGAAAACTAGCAAACAAGATGAGGTAAAAACCACATACAGGAATGAGGAAAAACCACATACTATTACAGAGAATACAACAGAGATTACTTCAGAGAATGTTGTTGATGACGCGCGCGCGGAAAAAATACCGGAATTTACGATAAGTACACAGGGTGTACTAGGGGTATCTGATGCGATTGAAACAAACATAGCACTGAAAAAATGGCTCGAATATTTTGTGAACGGAAAAGGCTATGCACAATGGGAGGCACAAACAGTAGATACAGTGCCGATGTTTCTGGAATGGGAAAAAATGGGGGTTACTGATGACGATATGGTATTCGTCGAGTTACAAATAGCGAAGTCGTTGAAAGGAGATAGACCTGCAACGATTATGTACTACAAACCGATAGTTAAATCTATCGTCAAAAAACGAAAAAGCCAGGACACCGCAGCTAACGGGCCTGGCTCACATTCAAACTTAAACACTCATAACCACGGTGATAATTATGAAAAACAAAGATACAACAATGCAACCCATTCTGCAACTGGTAGCAAATTCACTGCCTACGAAAGGGAAACCAACGGGCAACAACAATACTGGAAAGGAAAGCAACAGGAGGCCTTCGACAACGCTAGAACTATCTGACGAAGGTATTTTTTATATCTGGAAAAAGATGACAGCCATTTACGGCGATAAATGGATAACGCCTAATGGTGTTTCCATTGTCGATGGCGAACTATCCGCAACAGCCAAGGAATGGAAGTTTTGCTTGGGAGGCTTGACACCTCAGCAAATAAAAACAGGTTTCAACTTACTGGTACAAAAACTTGAGGTATGGCCGCCAAAAGTCATCGAGTTTAGAAAACTGTGCTTAAGCAGCACCCTGGAAGGCGTACCGAGCGTTGAGGAGGTTTACGGAATACTTGCTTACAACAAAAACAAGGAAGGCAGCATTAAGGATCGCTACAAGCATCCATTGGTTTTTTATATTTCTCAAGATAACGACGTTGATATGCAAAAGGTTAGGGGCGAAAGCAAGAAGATAGCGATAAATGAAATAACCCAGGTTTATAACCGGCTCATACAAGATGGATGGCCCGACTGGAAACCGGAGCATTTACTAAACCCACTCCTGATTGAGCAAAAAAAGGCTGACAAAGACCAGTGGAACAAGAACTTTGCAAGTCTACGCGACCAGATAAGGCTGAAATAATGAGTTTTGCTTATGGACTACCACCAGTATTTGCAATCGGCTAGCTGGAAGTCATTAGCGCAAGCCGCGAGATACCGGGCGGGGAACGCTTGCGAGTTTTGCGGGGGCAATCCTGATCATGTTCACCACGTTAAGTATCCCGCCAACAAAAACTATGCGCTGGATTGTTTGGAAAATCTAATCGTTTGCTGTGCGTCATGCCACGCCAAGCAACACGGAATAAGGGGAGATAAAATGAATGAGTTATCACGTATAGACTTTGAAGGGGCAAGCCTTTGTTGCATTTACATCGATAATAAACCGTGGGTCAGATTTAACGACATTATAAGACCACTAAGCTTGGAAAGTAGAGGATGGAACGCTAGACATGAGGCCGAGTTGGAATATGATGAAGATTGGAAGCGAATGGAAAGCCTGGAAACTAAAAAACTTGAACCTTATGTGTCAGAGCAAGGCGTTTTGATTTTGGGTATGCGCATGGGTGCCGGTGCTCCTGCTAAACGGTTGCGCAAGCAACTGGCAGTTCTGGCAACAAAAAAGGGAACGGTTGTTGATGAGAATGTTCCTGAACTCAATAACGATATTGTTTGGCAAAATCACTTAATGCTTGGAAATTTATATAAGCAAAATGCCCTAAGAGCGATTGAATACAAAATAATTAATGAGGAAGTATCTGGAATTAATGAGGAAGTAGCTGGGCTAAAACAGGAAAAGGAAGTAGCAAATATCCGAATGTCGGGGATAGAAAGGAAAACGGAAGAAACAAATACCAAAATCGTAGAATTATTGGATCAAAGTATAAAGTTTATGACATCAGGCAATTACATCGAGGTAAACGGTGTTCAACATGGCATTAAACCCTATGGAATTTACCCAAATCAAAATATAACAAATACACAGGTTTTTGGCCTTTTATGCTCCAAAATTTATAAAGAGTTAAATTCTGGTGAAACATTGCCTCCGAAGGTATTAGACGGCGGGGGTATGGTTAGAAGATGGCCTTTGGAGATTTTAAAAACGGCTTTTTCTATTTTTGTGCGTGATTATCCTAATCAAGAAAGAAACTACTCGATATTTTGAGTGGACGTTACCGAGAAAGTTGTTTGGCTATCAGAACGCGCCAAGCAACGAAGCGAGGAAAGACGTGCAAAGGCAGCAGCAGAACGGATAAGGCAATGGAAACTGATTCAAGATGAAGCCCCGGAAGTGGCTGAATTGTTGACAAACATAAACAAGATATTCGGCAAGCCAGCTGCGGTAGAAGTTGAGATAAACGGCGAAGTGGTATTGCAGTCTGGCGAGTTTCAGCCGGTACGTGAAAACTTAAGGTATCGCCGAGAGGATAAAAATGAACCTGATTTCATAGGTAACGGCTAACATGTACAAAAAAACGATTGAAATACTGGAAGACCTTATCGACTGGCTAAACAAGATGAAATCGGAGTGCTATTACAACCGCAGGCTTAACGGTATTCAACAAAACGAATACTTGAAACTGAATAAAATTCTTGATGATGCCAGTCGTCATGTAGAGATTTTGAAAAAACGGCAG